AGCGTGAGAGGGGCGGCCGGTCTAAGCACGCGACGCTTTTCGCCTGCCATATGCCCCCCCCTGGGTGTGTCGGCAGCGCCAGAGGCATGGTGCCGCTTGTCGCGATGTCCGCACCCATGGCCATCTCGAGCACTGATGGCGCCCGATCCCTGCACCCGCTATGGCGCTGGCAAATCGGGCCCGTGTCCTCGGTAGCCTGATCTGGCTCCTCTCTCCCGCGCGCTGGCCCGCCTCTCCTCACGCTGCTTGGCGCCATCATGGCAGGGCTTGCAGAGGCACCAGAGGTTCGACTCCTGCCAGAACAGGCGCTCGTCGCCTCGATGCGGCTGGATGTGGTCGGCGACCAGCATCGATGTGTCTGTCCATGTCGAGCCGCACATCTGGCAGGTGTAGGCATCACGCACGAGGATGCTCATGCGGAGCCGCTGCCAGCGGGATGTCTTGTACCAGCGGCGCCATGGCTGCGTCGCATCGCGGTATCTGGACCGCTCACGCTCACTGGTGGTGGGTGAGGCAATGAGCGGGCGGAGCGTGGCGATGCGAGGGGCGATGGTGCGGATGCGTGGCATTACCGTCTGGTCCGGTGAACTACCGACATCCCCTCTCCTCCTGGCTCTACAGACCCACCTCATTGAGCGTGATCGCCGGCCGCTCGCCCGTGTCCGGCTTGGCCGCCTCGAACTTCGCCATGTCCTCGCGGATCGCGTCGATCACGTCAGCGTCGTCAAACCACTCGGGTGCCGTGATGCCGAGAATGGCCCCGTCTATCTCTCTCCGTATGCTGATGCGCCAGGGATGAGATGGAGAGGGCTTGGCGGGCATGTCAGTTTGACGGCGGCAACATTTGCCCGAGCGGCGGGACGAAGCTGGCTCTGCCTGCCCACCCACGGTCGCCACCGCTGGCCTCGTACAAGGCATGCGCTTCCGGCAGGTACTGCTCGTACCATTCTTGGCCATCCAAGGTCCACATACCGAAGAACGCATTCCCGTCGAGCATGGCGAGCGTTTCGGCGATGGGGCGAAGCTTGGCCTTTTCGGCATCCGTGAAGTCGGTCTTCCAACCGCCCTTCGGCTCCGGGATGTCGTAGCTCATCAGAACCTCGCTCGCTTGCGCAGATCCGGCCGATTGCGCGGGTCGGCCTCGAAGGCCGCGATAAGCTCAATATCCGCCGGCTCGCCGCGCATGGATGTGGCAAGCGAAGCCATCGCCTCTCGGCTCTGAACCTTCACGAAGTCCGGCGGTGTGTAGACGCTGGCGCCCGCTTCATCGACGATGTGCAGCCGCTTGTGGCGCTTGACGACTGACAGGCCCATCAGAACAGTGCCCACCCAGTAGCCACGCCGGCCGCGTAGATCACCACCACCACGCCAGCGAGTATCGCAATCGCAAGGCGACGGAGTAGGGCAGCCATGACGTAGACCCCGAAACGAGAAGCGCCGCCCCGGAGAACCGAGACGGCGCCGCGTAAAACAGAAACGGCCCGGGGGGTAGGAGCCCGGGCCGTTGGACTTGCCGGCGCCTCTCGGGCCCTGTGAGTGCCACCCCGAGAGCGAAGGCAAGTATCACGAGAGGCCGGGCGCCACTCCGGCTGGCTGGGCACGGCTCATGCCCGAATGCGCAATCCGGACCCACGCGGCACGGCCAACGCCACAGTCGCCGTTTCCATGGTCGGCCGGTTTGCTATGCTGGCTCAGCGTCCGAAGCCTCTCATGAGATGCTCCGAATTGGTGCCGCCAGCGTTTCCGCTTTATCAGTGCGGTGCTCTGCGGCGTCAGGACGGGACGCCCGTGCACTGGCTTCAGCATCCGGGTTGCCATGCTTATGCGGTTTCATACCCGCCCCGAGCACACCAGTGGCGCGACCACTGATCGATTGCGATGCTGCCGTCCTGATCTGGTTGCAGGCCAGCGAGTCGAACGCTGTATGCCCGGTTTATGAGACCTGGTGGGCTCCGAGCCTGCCTGCCATGTAGGTTTGCCCGCACACCTACGCCTGAATGACAAGATGCTTGCTTCGGCTGTCGCGTAGTGCCAGGCTGACTGTGAAAATGGGAAAGGCCAGCGTAAACCGCTACACGGACGCTAGGGCCAACGGGCCGCAACGTCCAGGCCGCGTGTCTGCTTTCCGCGCCGCTCTCGTGAACTGCTTCAGCGCGGGCCGGGCTCGATACCGGCTGTGCGCCGTCTAGCAGCTTATGGCCTGGGTTCACCCCGCCGCACTCGCGGGTAACGCCTCTATCACACTGCTAGCATGTCGCGTGCTTGCACACACGCCGCCGCGCTGAACTCTGAAACCGTTTGGGCAGCCGACTTTCGGCGGCCGCCCCGTCTGTTACGCCACCGGCCTATAACCGGTCTTGTGAACAGCTCCTGTCAACGCCGGCCGGGGCGCAACTCCCAGCGTTCGACGCGGGGCCCTCAGTAGGTGGCCGAGGGTTCGTCCGCTCCCATCCACCAATGGGCCGCGCTGAACTCGACAACGCAGCCCCCGGGGTGGCTTGCGAGATGGGTAGCCGGAATCTGTGCCGCTAGCCCCGAGCGGCGCAACCCATCTGCTGCGTTGAACTCGTTGCCCGTCTACGGGCGCAAATCTTGCGAATACCAAATCATCGCATTTTCGCGTTACACAGTCAAGCCGTTTCTTGCCGCGCCTCGTCGCCCACATAGTCGGGGAAGCGCCAATAGTCTGCGAGACTGTCGCACCCCTGCCGGAACATCTCGACAGCAGCGGCAAATGCCTGCGCTCGATTGCCCCACCCGAGGATCACGCGGCCGGCGTCCTCGAACGTAGCGTCCTCGCAGGCGATTTTCTCCACGAGCCGCGATATCCGCAGGCCGAGGCACTGCACCGCCCGGCGGTACTGCTGCCGGTACTCTGCCTGCCTCTCGCTCTGCGCCATGAGGCGCATGCCGGTGTGATCGGGCGCATAGACGCGATTGAGATCGACACCATGCGGCCCAGGCTCGAGACCAGCGTGGTGCCAGTAGAGGCGATACCGCCGCGCAGCCTCGAGCTGCCGTGCCGTGATCTTGCCCGTCTTGTGGGCGCGCTCGATGACGCTATCCCGCATGATGACGCGGCCATCGCCGCCGATGACGTAGAACTCCCCAGCCTTCGCCAGTCGCTCGGGCGTCGGGCGCATGGGCCGGTCGGCGCGTAAGCGGACTGCCTTCTGCGGCTTCGAGGCCTTGTGCCTCTTCTTCGGTCGCGCCATGTGTCAGCCCCCGACGATCTCAAGATCACACCCCACTCTCCTCAGCACGGAGCGCAGGTCATTGATGTGTTCCTCTGGCACCCTGATCGTGATGGCTCGGCGCTCGTGCATGGCGAGGGCGTCCGAGGCTACCCGCAGCAATTCGCACGCCTCGGCGAACAGCTCGTGCAGGTCGTCCGCGCTCTTGCCCCTTGCAGCCCGCTCCATCTCATCGGCTATGCGGCTGAAGCGGCTGGAGAGATCGCCAGACATCACCGCCACTCCATAGCGAACGGGATATCGTCATCGAGAGGCGCGGGCCCAGCGCCACTCTGCTCTGTCCGCTGCGGCCGGGCAGCCTGCTGCCCGTCCTTCGGCTTCACGGACAGGCTGAAATACTTGCCCTTCTGGCCTTCCTTGACCCAGCCGCTAAGCCAGTATTCCCGGCCCTCGATGTTGATGTGGCCCGTATGCGTCGGCTGGCGGTCGTTCTCGCGACGGTCGTTGCGGAAGAGCACGCCCCTGTTGGTGTCGTCGTACTGCGTCATGCCATGCCTCCAATCCCGAATTTCCGCAGCGCCTCGCTGCTGAGCCGGATGCCCGCTGCCAGCGTCCCGGCCAGCTCCGTCGCCTCATCGAGGGTGATCGGCTGAAACGGCCCGCGCTGCGACGCCTTGCCCATGTCGAGCGAGGCCGCCAGCTCGCGCGACACCTCCGCGAATGCCGCCATCACGCGCGCCTTCTCCTCCGGATCTGGCTCGTGATAGACCTCGGCGTTGAGGATGTCGGAGATGCGCGCCCTCTCGGCCCTCAGAGGCGCGACGAGGCGATCACATTCGGCCACCAGCACCGGCGCCGTTGGCGCGTAGCGCCCATCTCCGATCCTGCCCTCCACGGCACCGCGGCAGGCATCCGCAATCGCCCACTCCGGGTAGGACCGCAGGGCCGACGCATACACCCTGAGCGACGCCGCGCGCTCCGCCTCACTAGCCGCCATGGCGGGGAATGCACCCCGCATGAAACCGACGAGGCGGATGATCGTGTCATGGTTCGCCGGGGTCAGCGCGTCGGCCAGCTCATGCATCCGTTTGCTCAGCGCCTCACGTTCCGTAGCGGTTGGCGCCAAGCGGGACGAGATCGAGAGTTGGCGCCCCGCCGTCGGTTCCAGCGCGCTTGTCAGCTGACGGATGCGGGTATCGAGGGCCTGCGATGTCGGCGCCGGTGGCGAAGATGTCTTGTGCTGGAGCATGGTCATCGGGGAAGCCTCCGGTCAGGCGGAATGCGGTTTCGATGAATGAGCCACTGTCGCGACGTTGCGGCGGGCCTTGCGACCGCAGGGCAGGCAGGTGTTCGTCTTGCCAGCGCTGTTGGCTGAGCCATGTTGCGGCCTGGGCGACGTACTCGGTCTGCCACTTGCCGGTCTGCCTGCAGACGTCGGCATACCGCCGTGCGCCGTCGATGATGGCCTGCGGGTGGTAGCCAGCGTTGATCGCAGCGATGAACCGCTTGGACGCCAGCTTCCGGGGGTTGCTGCCAGCCCGCTTCGGGTACGCCGCCCAGAAATCGTCAAACCACTCCTCGGCGGACCTCCCATCGACCCCCGTCTTCGCGCGCGCGTTAGTTGTCCGAACCCCCGAAGGGGGTGAGGACTGGGGGGATTGAGTTTTAGGGGGTGTGGGGGACCTTTCCTCAAGGGGGGGGCATTCCGCGGATTCCGCGTCTTCCGCGGAATTCCGCGGAATTCCGCGGAAAGTGCCTTTACCTTTCCTCTCCCTGTCCTTCGCCCGGCGGCCCTCGATCAACTCACGTGCAGCCTCTCCGCGAGCCAACTCTGCCGCAACGTCGGCAATGATGTCAGCGGGTGTCCCCGCCTCGATCATACGCCTGATGAGATCCGCGGATGCGCTCACGATCACTAGTCCTCGAACCGAGTGAGTGCGGCAATGACATGCGAGAGCCTGTCACGCGGGATCGAAATAATGGTGTCCGGCTCGTGCGGGTCTTCGGACTCCTGCCGGATGGTGATGCCGCCGGCCGTGTTCTCATAAACGGCAATGCCGTACGATGTCGGGAAGACAACCGAGTTATCATCGTGCCAGTCGAAATTGTCTGTGCTCATCACGCGGCCTCTGATGTGTCTTCATAGACCCCGATAGCCTTCTCGATGAGGGCAATGCACCGGCGCAGCTCCTCGTCTGTCTGGATGCGGCGGTCTATGGTCTGAACGGCGTGCAACACGGTGGTGTGGTCGCGCCGAAGCCTGCGGCCGATCTGGGGCAGGCTCATGTAGGTGTGGGCGCGAGCGAGCCAGCAAACGATTTGCCGGGCACGGGCGACGCGCTGGGCTCGCCTGTCGCTGTATATGTCGCTCACCTCAAGACCGAACACCCGCGCTGCGGCCTCGGCAATGTCGGCAACGGTCAGATGCGTGAACCCTTTTCGGGCGCCGCGCTCAAGGATGATCCAGTCTCGATCGGCCGAGCACGTAGCAGGCGGCCGGGGCGGCATTACCGTTTTTGGCTCGACGTGCCGCATCGGGATGTGGCGCGCCGGCGCGAATTTCTGCCGGATCTTCGCATAATGGGCGCGGAGATCGGCCGGTGTGGCGAATGACAGGTCAGTCATGAGAACGTCTCTACGTTCCAGCCGCCGCCGGCCTTCTTCGAGACCGGCGTGACGGCGATGAAGCGGAAGGGATAAAGCTCGGCGGCGATCTTGATCTTGGCGCGAGCGTCGTCGAGCCAGTGGCCCTTGACCTCGTGCAGCTCAAGCGCACCGTCGCTGAGCATCACAGCGAAGTCGGGGCTGTAGAACGTGTTGTCCGCCAGCCTGAGCTTGATGCCCTCGAATTTGTACCAGGCCACCTCACCGGCCCTACGACGCCATTCGAGCGTGTCGGCATAGGCCTGCTCGGTCTTGTTCATGGCGCCGGTCTTGAGGCGCCCGAGGGCGAGGACACGGCTTGGCATCTTGCTCATGCCCGTCGCCTCCACTGGAGGATGTTGACGCTCTCCAGCTCGGCAATGCGCCTGTCCACGTCTGCGATGAGACGGGGTGCGTTATCGAGGATGGAGACGCGCGGGAGGGTGACCTCGACGTATGAGGCCGAGGTGTCGGCGTCCTTGCCCCTGTGGCCTATGACGGGGCGCTCGTAGACGCGGCGGGTGACGGTGGGGATGGTCAGGACTTCGGCCATCGCCTAGCCCTTCCCAGCAAGCAGAGAGCGCGCCCTTTCCAGGCAAGCCTCGATCTCCGCCACTTCAAGGCGACGAGCGTCGCCACCAGCTGCGCGCAGGATTTCCAGCTCATGCGTGAGTGCCTTGATCTCGCGCTCGATCTCGGCGATGAGCGCCCTGCGGATGCTCTCGCGAAGCCAAGCATCGACCCGCTTGAGCCGTCCGTTCATGATGTTTTCGATGGTGCCCTTCGCGCAGCCGATAGCCCGCGCAAGGCGTTCGCGGACGACCTGCGTCTTGGCGCCCCGGCGGCGCTCTCGCTGGGCGAGGGCGCTGACCCACGAGCGCACGTCGTCTATGTGGGTCGCGTAGCTCACTCGGTACTCCTGATGATGATTTGTCGTTGAAGAAATGACGGTGTGACGGTCCATGCCGGTGTCTCCTGCTTGGCATGGACGACACCGGACCTTTCATGACGATTGGAGACGCCGCCGCGATGGCCCTGGCCGGCCTCGAGCGGATGGAGAAGATCGGGGAGGGCGGCCGAGGGGAGAAACCGCCCTCCCCGTACGCGGACGCACGGGAGGAGATGCGCCGCGATAAAATCGCTTGTCTCACCGAGTACCGGTTGAGACGCGCGGCTGGCCGGTTCCCGAAAAGGACCCGGACGGTTTGAGCCGTCCGGGCCAAGTTCGGATGCTAGAGGCGTGCAAACAGGCTGCAGGGCAGAAGCCCCGTTCAGCAGCAAGGTTGCACCATCTCTCGACCGGCCGGCCGAGAGCTCGGAGCCACGGGCGATCCGGCAGGGGGCCCGCCGGG